AACCTGATACGCCTCATTCTCAGGAAAAGTGCCAAGAGCCCGATGAGCTCGCCCAATGGTTTGACCGCCAACACCAACCGACGAATCTGCAGACGGTGCGGCGGACGTTGAAGCACCGATGGGAGCTTTGAATTCATGGTAGACGTTGAAGGGAAGTGGCCCTGAAAGCAGGGCCTGGCACTCATGTCGCGCCATATCAATCTGAGCGCCTTCGGTGTTGAAACAGCGACACCCCCGATCACTCGAAACACAGCCAGCCAAAGACGGCGCGGGCTGGGTGTTGATCTGCGCAAACGCCTGCATACCCGGCAACAATTGAGGATCCGAAGAAGCCGGAGAGCCCGGCGCAGGGGCCAGCAAGCTGGCCTCCTTCTGCGCCGGTCCCTCCTCCGGCTTTTCTTTGCCCTTAGGCACCAAGAAATGCCACAACCCCCAAAGAACGAGAAGAGTCACGACCAGCTTAGAGAGCCCGGCCACCACCTTCTTGGGGATTTTGAACTTGTGACTGGCCGTGTGCAGCGTGGCGCTTTTGTACTTGCCGTAGAGGTCTTTTGGATACGTCCATATCTCCTCCTCTGCCTTCTCACGCTGGCTTTCATCGTAAGGATCTACCTGGACACGCGGCCACTGCAAAACGCCCGCGGCCTGCAAGCCCATGCCACGATTCATGTGGGTATGCGAACCAACAAGGGAACGCACTTGGTGATGGATCTTGCTCGGCCACTGCGTCAGGAATACGAGGTCAAACCCACGGTGCCGATGCGTGGACATGGCGCGGATCCGCAAATCGCCGGACTCGCCCGGCTTACCCGTTGACGGAAACAAACTGCCGTAACGCTCCAACCCCGGCGTGTTGCCGTCGGCATGCGCTTCGTCATAGACAACATAGGAGCCATCTGGAAGCTTGGTCCAGTCGTTATGCTCTGGCAGCTTCTCTACCCAAGGGAAAGCATCCGGGTTTTCCTCGCTCACCGAACCCGCGATATTGCTAAAGAACCTACGGAGTTCCTCCTTTCCCTCTGCATGTGCTTTGCGGTTGCGCTCAAACTCCTCCCGCATCATGAACATTGCGCGCAACGACTTGCCGTTACCCGGTTGCCCGGAAATCAAGTACATCATTTCGCAGCCCTCTTTATCCCTACACGCGTTGCACCCATAGCGGCACGCGTAAGCATCGCAGTCCCCATGATCGAAAGCGCCTCACCAAAGCCGAAAAGCAGCGCGACACCAAGTACGTCACCACCAATACCGCCAATGGCAGAAACCGCTGTGTTCAGCGCAGTGGTGATCAAGGGCAGCGCGACAGCACCCGTTACGAGTGAAAGCCCTGCCCCACCAAGCACACGCGCAACTCCATCACCCAACAAGTTTTTAAGCAAAAGCGAGAGCCACTTAAGCATCCTTGGTCCCCCTCACACCAGCGATGATGAACCCAGCAATGATCGATGCCAGGGCGATGATTACCGGACGCATCATCGTGGCGAACCGGCAGAGACCCTCGAAAGAAAATTCCGGTGATGCACTCTGCCCACCCAGAGCAACCGTAAACGTCACCGCTGACGGACACGAACCACCGCCGAGGCCAGAACTCCAAGACTGCTCATAGTCAGCCGGTGATTCCTCCTCCCATGGAACTTCTAGAGATTCCGACTCAGGATCATCCGTTTTAAACCACGTAATGAAGTCACAAACCGAAGTCGCCCAGCCGCAAAAAGTAGGCCAAGGCGAACCATCATCGTTGGCCGTGTCGTCTTCCAAATCAGGTGACGTCGAAGGATCGGAAGGGTCATAACCCTCACGTTCTTCAAGACGCTTTTTCAAGTCATCACCCTGCTGTTGAAGTTCCGGCGTCATCACGGGCCGATCTGTTCGAGGGTCAGTCAAAAGCGAATTAACTAAGCCGGGATCTTTCCGAATTTCATTTCCAAGATCTTCATCCGATACGGGGCCGGGATCCGTACCGACACCGACATTGACGGTATCGCCCCACCCCGTTGTGGGCTTAGTGCGATATGCAACGGGAACCATCGAAGCGCAGCCCCCACCCAACTCTGGTTTGACAAGCGCACACAAATAGCCTTCTACAGGCGAAGATTCAACACCAATCCAACGAGCAACAACAGAAGGATCACTTGGCGGATACTTTTTCTGAGCCCAAGGAATTAGGCCATCAATTGTGGATGCGCAATTATTCTCACGGCACCAACCTGACTCCCCGAGTTGCTCCTTCGTCCCGGGCGTCAGCACCTGATCTTTCAACTCTGAGATAGCCCATCCGGCACCATCAATAATCCCCTCAACAGCGAGCCCTATCGCGGCACCATAAACACCACCACGAATGGCTTTTCTAGCAAGACCTCCAATGGTCGAAGAACTAAGAGCACCTGTTGTAGTTGCATACTCCGCAGCACCCGCAGCCGCACCACCGGCCATCTGGCTGTCGAACCAAGCTGCCCACTCAGTCTTAGTAGCCCAACGCGTACTGCCATCCGCATTCTGTCCCATACGAACGTAGCCGCTTGATTGAGGGGCCACCCTGACTTTGCCTGCTGCGTAGACAGAAGAAACAACCAACGTCAGCGCGAATGCAGCAAATAGCCACCTCAATCGGAAAAGCTGATGTACAGCGCGAGAATTCCAACGCATAGCACGAACCATCCCAGCATAAGACCTCCAAAGAAAAAGGGGGCCGATTGGCCCCCTCCCCTGCGACCTGGTATCAACCGAAGATCGCGCCCTTCAACCACTTCCAGCCCACCGAGGTGGCAGCGGGAAGCAGCTTCGCCGCACCAATCGCGGCCACACCTGCAGTGATCAGGGCAATTGCGGCAACTGCATCACCAACGTCCATTTCTGGCTCCTTTCTTTTTCAGTCACGGGTTGTACGGCCTAGAAGCTTTGCTCCCCATGCAACCGCCAGAGGCACAGCGGCAGCACCGAGCAGCTGCAGAACATCGGCCATTGAAATGTCCGGCAGCAGGGTTGGGGCAGGCACCCACGCTTGCACCGCACAGGTAGCGGTCTGTGGGTCGAACTCGACGCACTGCAAGACGTGAGGCTGCGTAGGCATGGCTTAGGCCTTCGCGGGGGCCGGGGCCGGCGCCTGCTTTTCATCAAGCGGAACAAGCTTGATCGAACGACCAAGCTTCAAACGCTCGTACTCATCGGTCACAAAGCTGGACGGATCGAAGGTGTAGAAGCCCGGACGATACGGATGCTCACCCGCTTCCAGCGAAATCTTGAACGGCTTGGGGAAACCGCCATCGTTGTCGATGATCGCCGCCACCTGTTCATTGAACTGCATTGCAGCACGCTCGCCACGAGCCGGAATCGACTTAACAAGCACCTTGTCAGAAATGATTTGAATCTTCATAGCTCTATCACCTTCCACGCGATTGTCCGGCCACCAAAAATGGTTACTCGCCACGGTGAGGGCCAGAATTCACCGGTGAGTTTGTCGAACCACCCGCCAAGCGCTTTGCGAATGTCAGCAGCAGTACCGAGGACCTCGCGGGCGGAAACGGGCGCTCTCCAATAGCGCAGCTCGCGCTTGGATTCTTGATTCAGGCCACCGCAGCCGTGCGTGCGGAAACCCTTGGGGAATTGACCGGCAACAATGCTGGTGAACTTGCTTGCGTACTTGGCGAGATAGCCAACAGCGTTACGCGCTTTCTCGATCTTGCTTGAACCGTGAGGCCACCAGCCACGCCGATCGACCTTGCCGAAGTACATGCCCCGGGGAATCCAGATCAGGACGTGGTAATGGGGGATGCCACGCTTGGTGAGCTCTCCCACCCAGAGATAACGGAAAACCTGACCCGCAAACCGTTTGGCGCGGGATCGAGCGACATTGAAGTAGCGCCGCATTTCTCGCAGAAGGCCGCTAATGTCACGAGGGCTGCTATTGCGTCCGTCTCGGTAGGTGAGCGTGAGCATGTACCAAGCGCCCCGGAAACCCGTTGCTTTCGCTTCTTCATCGTGCCGCTTCGCGGACGTGATGACACCCTTCTTCAACCGCTGCGCCCGGGCCAGCAGTGGGTCAATTTCGATGGATACACGGCCCTTCTTCGGCGCGTCTGGACCACTTGTTTTATAAGGGACAAGCCCAAGGGCCAGCGCTTCGCGCTGGCCCTCTGCGCTCAATGCGACCTGACCCGCTGCGTAGTACTCAGCAAGCGATGCAGAGCCATTGCGCTTCGACTTTTGGACCTGCTCAGACGCGCGCTCAGTGCGATGCTGCATGGCACGCATATGCCCAACAGATGCATCGAACTCATCCAGCGCAGTGCGTGGCTTATGAGCAGCGACGTTTGCATCAATCGTTGCCCGCAGCCGCGTATAGCAGAGCTCGCACATGTCGGCGCGGTGCATCTTGCTGGGCTTACCGCAAATGCCGCAGAACGTGCCGTGGTAGCAGTAGCCGGAGCCGTCAGCCACGGCGACCACCCGAACGCAGCCAAAGAACATACAGCGCGAAAATCAGAGACCAGAGGAATGCCCAGAACAGGTTGTCGATAACGAAATCAACCACGGCGCACCCACCGGATCCAGTAGAAACAACCGAGCAACGCCAGCAGGATTAGGAAGATCACCGGCCCACCCCCGCGCCGTGGCTGGTGGCCTGCGTGGGCCGGTTCTGTTGGCACTTCTCGCACCATGCCGGGCTGTGAACCTGGTCGATGCGAACCAGCCAGTAGCCCGACCGGTTGGTCATGTGGTGGGAGGCACGACCCTTCGGCTCATAGCCGCAAAGGGAGCGCATGGTGTTCTTGGGCAGAAGGTGGATTTTCGTGCCGCCCTTACCCTTCACGAAACGCAGGCCGTCCGGGGTCTCGGTGATATGTCCGCTCAC